AGGGCGCAGCCCCGTGCCAACAAACACACTGACCGATGCGTCTAACGACCTCACCCGTTCCGGCCAAGGCCAGAGATCAGAAAAACGCGGTCAGACCGACCGCAAAATAGAACGAGGCGTGCGCCGCCACGGCTCACCCTCGGGCAGGTCCTCGCGCACTCGGTCCTGCCAACCGGCAAGCTCCCAATGAGCGGGATCGAAAAACGACCAATCACCGCCCCACACAACAGGAACGCGCAGACGCTGCGCAACGTCCTTACCGAGCTTGCCGAGCAACGCCCACTCGCCGTTGGTAAGCTGCCAGTGAAAGCGACCGTGGACAATATCCACAGCCGCGCCCTGACAATGCGCAGCGCGCGGCCAACGCGCTTTACTGACACCGCGAGACACGGCCGCCTCTTGCTCCGCACGAGTGCGAAAAGCCGTGTGCACATACAGAGGGATGCCCTGTTTCCGCGCGACCTCGATCAAAGCCGCGCCGAAACGGGCAATGCGCGGATCGACATTCTGCCAATCCGCCATGGCATGACGCCGCAGCATCTCCTCCGCCGTGGCGTCCCACGGAAACCGCAGACGAGTGGGCGCGTCGAACACAGCGCCATCGCCCAACGTCCCTAAAAAGCGGTCAAAGGACGTGTCCTCGGGTTCCGACGCCTCGCGGGTCAGAAACACCGCCTCACGAAGATCGGACAGACTGCGGATCGCACCGGACCGGAGGCGATCAAACCAGTAGCTCATGCGTTGCATTGCAACCTCCAAGCAAAAAAAAGCCCGGCTGGACGAACCAGCCGAGCAGTTGACACGATCAAGACGCCTTCGGCTCGACCGGATCATTCGCGCGACGCGACCGGCTCAGACGCCGCAGGTGCGGCCGCCGTCTCTCCACCGCCACGCGCCAACTCGCGCTCCTTGCGGAGCCTGCGGGTCGAAAGCTCGACCTCGCGCATATACGCGCGGCGCTCGATTTGATCGCGACGCAACGCGGCGCGAACCTCAAGCAAGGTGCCGCTCTCATGCGGCTTGCGGTCAATATTGGTGAACACCTCGCCGGTCGAACGGTAGGAGGAGCCAACCGGCGCCTCCTGAAACACCCGAACCGCCTGCGGCCCGTCCACGCGATACGTCACCGCCTCGGAGAACGTAAGATCCACCTCTTGGCCGACGGCCGCGAGGACTTCGTGCCCTTGGGCCGTAACGTAGACCGCTGCGGGCGCGGAGCACCGCAGCCGCAACCGCCCTTCGGGCGCCTCGATTTCCTCGCCTGCATTCACTTCGCTCCACTTCCAAAGATCAAACTTCACGGTGTCACCTCATCATCGCCAGAAATTGCGTCGTAATCGTCGTTGTTTTCGGTCAGAACGTCACCGATGACCGTCAGCCCCGAAATCGCCACGGAGTGCCGAACGACCACCTCGAACGCAGGCGCCGTTGTGTCCGAAAACACATCGTGCGGAAAATCCGCAGGCGCAAGGAAATGGTCGGCCGAGAACGCGGGATCGACGATGGACGTTTGCCAAATCGCAGACCGTTGCTCAGTCCATGGGTTCGCCGGGTCCGGCTGGAAGAACGAACCGCCCAACCGGGTGAACGCCCGGTTCCACTTGTCGTTGAGCGGTTCATACCCATAGAGCGCGTCGGGGGTCGAGTGAGCTGCATCGAGCCGACGCGCCACCACCAAGTCAACCGGCTCGGGGTTCTGAATGTCGCGAAGCGCATCCGGCAACTCGGAAACGTCCGCCACATGCAGCCATTCGTCGGTCTGCCGCTCATCGAGACGTTCCGGCAGCATTTCCGCCGTCACGATGATGACGCCGCCACTGTCGAGCGCGGGCACGTTCAGGGACAACGACCCAGACGCGCGCCCTTGCGTCACAGAGGCATCAAGGTTGGCGCCATCGGTCGCAAACCGCTCGGCAAACCCGACCGGAACACGCGCACTATCCAACAGGAACGGCCGCCGGAACGCATCATCGGGAACGCGCAAACCCTGCATCAGGGTCGCAACAATCGCGTCATCGTTGGCGTACGGCGTCGTTTTGTTCCCAGCATACGCCGTGCGAAGTTTCGCAAACGCTTGGGTGGTCCGCGCCTTGTCAATGTCGGCCAGCGTCACGCCAATAGAGGCGTTCGCCATCTCGGCGAAGATGTTGCTGCCGGCTGCCGCAAGGTCGAACTTAACGCCATAGCCGGGAAGGGTCGAGAAATCCCCGAGCTTCACGGACGACGCATCCGCGACCACGTGCGAATCGACCTTGGCCCGATTGCCGCCGATCCGCGATATACCGCTGATCGGCAACTGTCCCGCCGACACGTCGAGATCGAGCGCGCCAACGATCAACGCGCGCTCATAGTCCGGCACCACGCGCGAGAACCGGCCGGAGGGCCAGAACGCGCGCGGCAGTTGAAGCGCCGCCGCGAGGTTCTCACCAGCAAACGGCTTGAGCCCGAGCCGCGACGAGTGCGCCGCGAGCCGGAAGTTATAGACAAGCACGAACGCGTCGAGAAGATCGGTATTGATCACCTCGCCGGCCGGAACATGAATGCCCAGCGTCTTGAAAAATTCAGACTGCTTGACGGTGGTCACAAGCGCCGGATCACTGACGGTCTGAAAGAACGGCGGCGGATTGCGATCCGGCTGCCCCAAGGCGCGAATGACCTCGCCTTGGTAACTGTTCATGAATTCATCCGCACCCGCAAACTGCGGGAACGCGGATTTCGGAACGCACCACGCCTGCACGTTCACTGCCACGCCGTTCAACAGCGGGCGGGGCATTTCCGCCAACTCGAAGTCGAACGCGACGCGACCAGATGCGCTATCGCCGCGAAGCAGCGGGATATACGCCAACGGATACACCTTGCCAGCGCGACCGCTGGTCATGGTGACGGCACTGTCAGCACGCGAAAACCGCTGATGCTGAACGGGGGTTTGGGCTTGTCTCGCCATTCTAGTACAACCTCAAATCAAAGGGCTCACGCCCGGGAATAGTCATCCAGTCTTTCCACAGGCCGCCGCCACCGGCGGCGCCCTGCGGCACTTCAGCGGTCCCGGGTTCAAGAACCCGATCCCGATTGAGCGAGCGGAGCAACGACAGCGGCGACGCCGCATCCTCGGCCCGCTGCGCGCGTTCGGCGGCGTCGCTCCAGTTCCGGGATAGAAGGCCGCCGTCAAGAACGACCTTCCCGCCCGGCACCGCGTCGATGCCCGTAAGCTCGCCCAATTCATCGCCAAGATACTCACTGCGCGCGCCGCCGGTCAACACGCCCCACGGCTTGACGCCAGCAGCTTCAAGAGCACGCAACGGCGCGTGCCCCTCGACGCCGTCCATGTAGAAAAAGGGCGCCATGCCCTTATCATACAAAGTCGGCCGCGCCCTCGGGCGCACCCGAGACGCTACCGGCACGCCGCCGACTTTGACGGGCGTCGCAGCGACAGCCTTCTTGCCGAGATCGGCAACGCCCGGCGCCGCCTTGAGCGCGGGCAACGTCCCGGCGAGCTTTTCGACCTGAAGCCGAAGAAGATCGGTCTCCAGCTCTTGCGCCTGCCGGTCAAGAGCAGCCTGCCCGGTCAGTTCGTCGGACGCCTCGCGGAGGCCACCGACGATCATATCAATCGAGGCGAGAGGGGCGGCGCCACCGCCGCCCCCGTTGAACCCGGTCTGCATCCCACCGGCGCCGAGGACGGTCAACGGGTTGAACCCTGCCGCCTCGGCGCCTTTGCGCACCCAACCGGGTTGATTGAGCACGGTGCGCTTGTTGTCGTAATAGGCCTGTTTGGCCTCGTCCTTGGACGACTTCGCACCAAACAGGCCCCCGGCAACACGCGCAACTGCTGAAAGCCATCCCATCAGCGACCAGCCTTCCGCCGCGACCAGCGGCTTACAGCAAGGTCATACGCCAACCCGGCGACCGCGACGACACCCGCCACAATGGCGGATGCGTCGGCCTCGGTGGCACCGTAGGTGATGGCGACGGCCGCCGCCGCCGTCCCGATCCGCCTCGCCAGAGGCAGAACAACAATATCAACCAAATCATTCAACATGTGCCCTCACTTGCACCATGGGATAAAGGCGCGGGACCCGCGCCCGGTTTTCCGATTGCTCGACGGGCGCTCTTTGCACCGCTGGCGCTCGGCTTCGTCACGACGTTCCGGCGCCGCCGGGGTCGAGATCGTCAAATGTTTCGCCTTCATCGGCGTCAACACCGGCTTGCGGCGTTCCGCCACCGGAACCGATGGCGACAGATCGGCCGAAAACCCATCCGTCCGACGCGCGGCGCGAAGGTCCGCCGACAACTTGCGACGTGCCTTTGCCGCCGCGAACACCGAGCCCCCCAGCACGGGTTCCGCCGCCGGGAGAGACGGCCGCGCCACCACAGGGCGGGTCGGCCGTTCGATCACCTCCGCATCGACCACGCCCCAATCCGGGGCTTCCGTCCGTGATGCGCGCCGGCCGCTCCGCCGTCTCGCCATTCGCAACCCTCCTGCGCCACTCAGAAACCCAAGGCAGTTCCGCCTCTTGCCAGAGATCGGCCCACGCTTCGCGCCGCAGATAGGCGTCAAGGGCGCGGGGCGACATGCGGGCAGCATCGCACGTCGCCTGCAAGGCGTCAAGAAGTTCCGACGCAGGCCGCCGTGCGTCAGCCTTGACGCTCTCGCCCTGTTCGACCTTCGCCAAGCTGCGCTCGACCCACTCGCCAAGGCGGTGGCGATGCTCGCCAGCAATGCCCGGCATACCGGCCACCAACGCGAGCAAATAATCCCGACGCGTTGCGCCGGTCATGAGATAGGGCCGTTTGCGCTGACCGCCCGGCGGCAAATACTGGAACGAGGAAGGAAAGACGCCGAGGCGGCAAGCCTCTGCCGCCTTTTCAGAAAAGAACGCCGCGCCAAGAGGCGGCTTCTTCGACATGGTAACCCATGACTGACCCTCGCCCTTGAGAACGTATTTGCAGACGTAACGCAGAGCGCGTTCGTCTGCGGTCCAGTCCGCGAAAACGTGCCCATGAGGCCATTCCGCTACCCGCGCCATGGCCTTATGCGGTATATCGGGCCGGTTCCCACGGCCGAACACGATGACGTGGAAATGCGCGCGAGCGCGCAACTTTCCCACCTCACCGCAAGCGATATACCTGATTTTGTGGCCCCTCTTGCGAAGCGCACGGATAAAATCCTGTAGATGACGCGGCGTAATAACCCGCTCCGCCAGGTCGTCGCGGGGGGCGTAGGTCAGTGTAATGGAAACGGTCCAGTCGGACACAGACGCCTCGCACAACGCTCGGCCAACGTAGTCAGACACCCGGTTCGACCGGCAACGCCAACACACCCGGCAAGCAACGGGCTGCCGCTCAAATCTAGGGCCGCGCGGAACCCACACAAAGGAGGGAGAGATGCACATGCGTTACTCCGCTTTTCGGCCCCGTTCGAGAGGGACCACTAAAAGGATATACTATCAAGAGGAGTATACCCTCCCCGGCTTTTGTCCAGAGAAAAAGCCGGGGAGAAGGGGCGATGCCTTCGGCCCGCGCTGGCGGGCTTCGCCCCGAGCCCGCAAGCGGTCTCGGCCCTGCGGGCGCTCATCGCTATCGCAAAGAAGGAAGGAAGAAGGGGGGCGTTGCCCCCATCGGCATCAAGCAGAATTTTCCCCTTGGCCCTTCGGGCCAATTCCTCGCGAAACAAAATTCAGCTTGACGCCTCCCCCCCACACTCGCCGTGAGGCAGACCCCGAAGCCGAAAGAGCGGCTTCGGGGTCAGCCACCAAAGGCAAACACGCGAGCGTGGAACACCAAGAAGAACCGGGCAACCAGCCCGGACACAAGGAACAACAAGCGGACAAGCCGC